TGTATCAGCAATGGACTACACCGTGTCACAAGACGGACACACCAACGTAGTCAACACCGTACACTGGCGTGTATCTAAAGAGGACGGAGATAACTCTGGTTCTTCATACGGCACTGTTGGCCTTGAGCCACCCGGAGAGTCGTTTGTAGAGTGGGATGACATCACCGAAGAAATCGCTGTTGGCTGGGCTAAGGCGGCTCTGGGTGACGAGCAAGTAGCGGCTACAGAGGCGGCTATTGATGCACAGATTGCAGAGCAAGCTAATCCTACGTCTGGCACTGGCGTCTCTTGGTAAACTAATGGATGGATCCTCTATCACTTATTGCTATGGCGTCTACGACCTTCAAAGGTATACAGACGCTAGTAAACAGAGGTGCTGAAATTGAGGCTGTGGCTCAAAAGCTGGGGCAGTGGTATTCCTTTGCTGCTGACATAAGACAAGCAGAGAAAGAAGCTGAGAGTCCCGGTGTCTTCAAGAAGTTATTCGACGGAGAAACTGTAGAACAACAAGCACTCAACAGTGTCATAGCCAAGAAGAAACTAGAGGAACAAGAGAAACAAATACGAGAACTGATTGTTTGGTCTTACGGTGTTGAGACTTACCAAGAGATGATAATGCTCAGACGTAAGATCAAAGCACAGCGAGAAGAAGTAATCTATAAACAACGCAAGAGGCAACGTATGCTATTAGACGGTATTTTAATATCTATAGCTACTGCCGTATCAGCCGGTATTATATACGGTACGCTAATGGTAATTAAAGGTGTCTAATATGGCAGACGAACAGCGTCTTGAGCGCATCGAAGAAAAACTAGATAAGTTATCTGATGCTGTTTCTCAGATTGCTCGTGTTGAAGAACGTATACTAACAATCTTTAATAGATTAGATAGACATGAAAAACGTCTAGACGATCAAGAAGATGATATAAAAGAAATATCAGATGGTGTATTATTAAATACAAAAGTTGCTAATAATGTAGAACGAATGTTTTGGATTTGCGTAACGGGTGTTGTTTCTTTTGTAATTTATTTTATGAAATAAAATGGAGTTTATTATGAAATATTTTGGATTAGGCTTGTTGTTTTTTTCGGCTGTTGCTTTTAGTGCAACAGTTATTAATTATGATGATGGATCAACATATACATTAGAAGACAATCAAGAAATCTACATTAGTACACCGCAGAGTACTTTGTTTACTCGACAAATACTAAATAATAAAAATACATACTTTAGGGCGCAATCACCTTGGACTAAGCGAGACTATGTGCCTGACGAAGACGGTACAGACGAAATGACAGTAGGATCACACGAATGGTGCAAGGCGTACATTCCGTGGCACGAAGGCCTTACGTTTAACATGATCTCGTGGCAACGTGCCTGTGACACTAACAAAGATGGTAAGTACGGTTGTGGTGACGAAGGGTTTGATAGCTCAGTAGACGGTGGCGTTTGTAACTAATATGGCTTGGCAGGCTTTAATATCGCCAATAACAAATTTAGTTGGTGGCTACCTTAACAACAAGCATGAGCAAGCTCAAGCAAAGCATCAAGCAAAGCTACAGATTATTCAGAACGATGCTGATTGGGAATCTAAAATGGCTGATGCGTCAGCTAATAGCTGGAAGGACGAATGGTTTGCGCTTTTGTTATCGGCTCCTATTGTTGCTGTTATGTATGGTGTGGGTGTTAATGATCTTACTGTTATGGACAGGGTTCATGATGCTTTTGATGCCTTGGGCAATTTGCCAGAGTGGTATCAGTACCTTTTGTTTGTTGCGGTAACAAGTTCATTTGGTATTAAAGGCGCTGATAAACTTATGAAGCTAAGAAAACAATGACGCCAGAAGAATTAGATAAATGGCGAATAGTTCCACGGCTCTTAATGCTGTCTATGGTTATCATGACCTATCGTGTTGTTGAATGGTTTATGCAAATCCCAACACCTACGTTAGAGCAAGCAGGTTTAGTTAGCGTTATGACGGGAGCATTAACAGGATCTTTTGGATTATTTTTAGGTTCTGGTAAAAAAGAATGAATTATTTTACAAAAGAAGAGTTGAGTTGTCAGCACTGCGGTGCGTATAAATTCGATGAAGAATTTTTAAAGGTTTTAAATAACATTAGGCATGAATGTAATTTTCCTTTTGTTATTAGTTCTGGATACAGATGTATTGAACATCCTATAGAGGCTTCTAAGTCTCGTGCAGGCGCACATACAACAGGCTGTGCAGTAGATATAGCTGTAAGAGATGATAAAGCTTTAAAGGTTATTGAAGTTGCGATAAAGCATGGCATAAAAAGAATTGGCATAAACCAAAAAGGAAAAGGACGATTCATACATTTAGATATAGCAGAAGAAGAATATCCTTCGCCTGCTATTTGGTCGTATTGAGGAAACGTATAAATGGCTAGAAGACCTAAAAAAACTACTCGTAAAACGCCGCCAAAAACAGGGGGCGCTCGTACACCTGCGCCACCAAAGACGGGCGGTGCTAGACCTAAAGCGCCACCAAAGCGTCCAACACCGCCTCCACCAAAGCGTCCTATAGCGGTTCCAACAGAAGTATCTAGGCCTGTGTCTAAGACTCCACCAAAAACAGGTGGTGCTAGGCCTAGTAGACCAGCAGTAGAACTTCCAACAGAAGTATCTAGGCCTGTGTTAAAAAAACGTGCGGAATATGAGCAAGAAGTAAAAAGAAGAGATGAATTAAAAGCGCGTGATACGCAGGGAAAGCCTGCGCCTTCTGCACCACCGCGCCCTAAAGAATTAGCAGTAAATATGCAGCCAATAAATAATCGCGGGATAAGGCAGGCGATTACAAGGCCGCAAAGCACCCCAAAAACTCCTGTTGCGGCCCCGACTTTTCAAGTACAAGAACAACAACAGCCACAACAACCTCAAGCTATGGCTATGGCTCCTAATGTTAATTTAGATGATGTTAGAAGATTTTTAGACGGGGGAGGAGGCGGCCCTGGTGGTGGTGGTGGCGGCTCAACTCAGCCCCCGAATATAGATACTGATGGTGATGGTGTTGCTGATCGTTATGATCCAGCGGCAGGTGTGGAAATGCCGGGGCCAATGGAAATAACAGAAGAAATGCAGTATACGCCTACAAAAGTAGATACAACAGGCCTAGAGCAAACTGAAGTTATTGAAATGGGAGAAACTGCTAGGGCTAAAGTAGATCCTTTTGGGCCTGATGTAATTAGGACGTTGGCTCCAGAATCTAGTCAAGGCGGTAGACAAGAACCTCAAAAAGTTTCTAGTCAGCGAACTAGAGTTCAACCAACACCCACAAGAGGTGGGCCAGCACCGTCAATAAGAACGGGTGGGCCAAGACCAGCAACAACGGGTGGGCCAAGACCAGTAACAACGGGTGGGCAAACACCAGCAACAAGAACAAGCGATGCTGTAACAGCCACAGCAACAACGGCGGCGGCCCCTGAAGACGTTGAAGCTCAAAGTTATGAAGCAACAACAATTGCAGATAGGGTTCAAGACGTTGAAGCTCAACAGGGCGAAGTAAGTCCAGAGGCTCTTGCACAAGTAGATGAGGCTACTTTAACTGAAAGGGCTGTTGCGGCTGAAAGAGATACAGCAGCCGAAGAAGCCGCTTTAGCAGAAGCCGTCGAATATGAATTATCTTCAGGAGCCTTTGTAGATCCTGTTACGGGTAAAGTTGCTCAAGTTGCAGAAACCGAAGAAGCTGAAGCACAACAACGAGAAGCTATTACGGGCGTTCCTGCAACAGATGGTCAAGCTGCTGAAATTATTGGTACGGTTGGTTATAAAGCCGCTAAGATGCGTACAGTTAAAGGCACAGCCGCTAAAGGCGCTGCTGCCCAGATGGTTGCTGAAGTTGGTGAACTTCCTCCAGATTTAACAGCTACTATTGTCGAAGACCCTGCAACTGTTGAAGCTCAAATAGACGATCAGCCTATTGAAGTTCGTGCAAAAGTAGCTGCTTTGCCTACAGAAGCTTTAGTGTCTTCGCAGATGGAAGCACTTCTTGGTGGTCTTGAAGATGGTGAAGTTCCTGCTTGGGCCAGACCCGCAGTAGCCGCTATTGAAAGTAATTTAGCGGCAAGAGGAATGTCAGCTTCTACTGTTGCAAGAGACTCACTCTTTAATGCTATTATTCAAAGTGCTATGCCTATTGCTCAGTCTAATGCTCAAGCCTTACAGCAAAGGGCTGCTCAGAACCTCTCAAACGAGCAACAAGCAGAAGTACAACAAGCTAACTTAAACGCTCAAAGAAGGCTACAAAACACCGCTAATCGCCAAACAGCGGCTTCTCAGACGGCTCAAATGGCACAGCAGATGTCTATGATGCAAAGTCAATTTGCTCAAGATACTATGATGGCTTCTGCGGCTCAAGCGCAACAAATGCGTATGCAGAATCTTCAGAATCGTCAGCAGGCTGCTGTACAAAATGTTCAAAATGAACAGGCTATGAATGCTCAAAACTTAGGCAACGAACAACAAATAGAACTGGCTAATCTGCAAAATGAATTTAATACTAACCGCGAAAACATGAGTGCAGAGAACCAGAGGCGTATGGCTGAAATGCAAGTTGCTGCTGAGTTCTTGGCTAAGAATGCAGAATTTAAACAGCAAATGAACATGGCAAATCTTAGCAACGATCAGCAAATGCGTTTAGCTAATCTAAGTGCTTTGAATCAAGCAAGTGCTGATAATCTTAATGCAGCACAGCAGACAGAGTTAGCAAACCTTGAGTCTCGTATGAAGACTAATCTTTTACAAGCAGAAATTGCAGCTAACATGAATCAAGCACAATTAACGGCTGATCAACAAAGGGCAGTACAAAATGCTTCTATGGTTGCTAACATGGATATGGCGAAGTTTAATGCTGAACAACAAGTAGCATTGGCTAATAGTAAGTTTTTACAAACTATGTCTATGGCAGACTTTAATGCTAAACAACAGGCAGCAATGCAAAATGCTTCTGCAATGGCTTCATTAGATCTTGCAAACCTAGATACTAGAACAAAAATTGCAGCGCAAAATGCCCAAGCCTTTTTACAGATGGATATGGCTAATTTAAATAATCGGCAACAGGCTGCTGTATTAAATGCTCAAATGTATCAACAGGCTTTGTTGTCTGATCAGTCTATGCAGAATGCAGCAAAGCAGTTTAATGCTCAAAGCCAGATGCAAGTAGATCAATTTAATTCTAGTTTAGCGGCGCAGATTGATCAATTTAATACTCAACAACTAAATTCTATGAAGCAATTTAATGCTTCAGCTATTAATCAACAAACACTTGTTGATAAAGAGAATGCAACAAGGATTCAAACTGCTAATATTGGCGCAAGTGCTACAATTTCTGCTGCAAACATTAGTGCAAGTGCGGCTGTACAATCTGCTCAAATTCGTTCTGATAGCTCAGAGCGTATTGCAAATGCTCAGATGCAATTAACAGCTTCTCAGTTTAATGCAACTCAAGATTTTCAGCGCGAACAGTTTAATGCAGCAAATGCCCAAGCAATTGCACAGGCAGACTTGGCTTGGAAACGTCAATTAACTTTGGCTGAGACTGCTGCACAAAATGCAGCGAACCAACAAAATGCTCAAAATGCTTTTGCAATGGGTATGCAAGAACAACAAAATGCTTGGCAACAAGCTAGGGACGGTGCAAATTATTTGAGGCAGTCTTTTGAGAATGAAGAAACAAGAAAAACTCAATTGTATGCTGTAGCTTTAGGAAATGAAACTGCTGCTGGAAAAGAGTCAAGCACTAATGTTAATTCTCTTATAGGCATGATCGGTAGATTAATAGGTGGAGGGCCGTAATCGTGGGATTTTTTAAGAAAATTTTTAAAGGAATAAAAAAAGTATTTAAAAAAATTGGCAAAGGGATTAAAAGCGCCTTTAAAAAAATCGGTAAATTTATGGGCAAGATTGGTATTATTGGTCAAATTGGTCTTGCGCTTATTTTACCCGGAATAGGGCAAATGTTATCGGCAGGCTTACAAGGACTTGGTGGAGCTATGGCGGGATATAGCGGCTTTGGTTCAACAATTGTTAATGCTGCCGGTAAATTTATTCAAGGCGCTGTAAAAGTTGCTGGGCGTACTTCTAAGTTTTTTAGTAGTGTTACTGATGGTGTTAAAAATGTTATTGGTGAAACTGTCGGTGCTGCTGCAAAGAGTCTTGGTGTCACTCCCGAAAGCTTTATTGGTAAAGGTTTAGGAAAAGTAGGCATTGATGTTGGTTCTGCAAGTTGGGAGGGTGTTTGGACAAAGACTCAAACTGCCTTTACGGATGCTGTTGCCGCAGGAAAAAACATTTTTGTGCCTACAGTAGATCCTGCTACAGCGGCGGGATTAAGCACTAGTACAACGGCCCAAGTCCAAGAAGGCTTACAAGCAAAAATAGATCCTACAATTGGACAGCCTAAAGTTTCTACGGCAGCTTTTGATACTGCGGCAGAAAAACTACGACAAGAAACGTTACAAACTACATTTAGTAGTGAAAGCCTTTTGAGTCAGGCTCCTGCGCCAGTGCAAGCAGCCGCTCCTATAACAACGGGCGTTCCTGATTATGTAGCAAAAACTTTCGGTGAAAAGGTAACTGACTTTGGAAAAGAAGCTTTTGAATTAGGTAAAGGAAAAGCTATGGAAGCACTTAGTGATCTTCCTTCACAAGCAGTTCAAGCGGCAGGAACTACAGCCTTAACTAAACTTGGACTTGTTCAAGAGCCTGAATATATTAGCAATGTTAATTATGCTTCTGTTCCAGCACTTGACATGGGAAGCACAACGGATATTGGTTATGAGCTGACTACGCCGCCTTTGCAAAATTATTTTGATACTTATGGTTCAAACTTTTTGGCAGCAAATCCTTGGGGGCAAGTTGCACAATTATATGATGTTTATGGTGAAGCTATGAAACAACGAGGATACGCATAATGAATCAGCAGTATTTTGATGTAATCATGCAGGGTGGCCCTATACCGGGATCAAGTCTTACATCTGATCCAGATAATCCTGCGCCCTATGAAAAACCTCCAGAATATACAAACATTCATGAAGCTTGCCAATGGATTTTTAGTAAATTTATTGAAGAAGAAAATTATGTAGAAGTAATTCAATTAATGGCTAATGATATGCCAGTAATGGATATTACTCAAGTTTTTTTATTTAGTGGTTTTACTGAAGGTAAATGGGATGTAAATCTTATGATGCTCTTGGCAGAACCTACAGCTTATATTCTTTTGGCGCTTGCAGAAAGAGCAGGCATAGATCCTACTATTTTTAGAGGCGAAGAAGAAGATGAGGCCGAAGAAGAAGTTTTCTTTGGTAACAAAATTTCTGAAGAAAAACTAGAAAATTTAAAAAAGTTTAAAGAGTTAGGAGTTCAGATTCCTTATCTTTCAGAAAAAGATAAAAATAAAATAGATAGTCTTCCTACGGCTGAACAACTAGATATTGAAGAAGAAGAAGAAGAACAGCCCCAGCAAGAAGCAGGAAGCCTTTTATCAGCGCCACCCCCTGAAGAAGAGGTACAAGCATAATGGCTATTGATCAGTTTGCACAATCTTTGTTGTCTGATGTACGGCAACGAAATAGAGATCTTCAAAAAGAAAGAGAGCGCGAAGAACGTAAAGCTCTTTTGGCTGGTATTGGCGTTAATCTTTTAGGAAAAATTGGAAATAAAGTATTGGCGCAACAAACAGAAAATTTTATGAACTCTACTGAATACAGGGGGGCTGCTCAAGTTGCGCGTGTTGCAGACAATACTATTGCTGACTTTGAAGCCGAATGGAACCGCATTGAAAATTCTAATAAAGATCCTATTCAATATTTAATGGACAAATATAGGCCTATTGTTGAAGAAAGAATGAAGGCCAACACACCTGATTGGCAAGAAGGCCTGACAAACTATGATGGTATTTTATTTAAAAGGACTAGGGAGCTTGCTGAAGAACAATTAGATAGGTTGACGCAGGCTAGAAATATTTATGAAGATAAAGGCATGGATCAAAATACTGTTCGCCTTGAAATGATTGCAAAAAAGAATCGTCCTGCAACAATAGAAGATTTTGTTACAGGAAGACTTGTAAATTTTTTTGGTGGTAAAAGCCGCGAAGACTATGACCGCGAAGAAATATTGGCACTAAAAGACTTTACTGATTCTCAAGAAGAAGGTAGTCGCGGATATTACGCAAAGAAACTTAGATTGTTAAAAGAAGAATATGATCGTTCTGGAGATCTAGCAGTTTCTAAAGCTTATGCTGAAGGCATGACGCGAAAAGAAGCAGATCCAGCAGAAAAGTTTTTTACGGAAGTTAAAACAGATATAAAAACAGTTGGTGATAAGTCTTTTATTTATGAAATAACTAATACTTATGATCTTTCTAGTCCCGGTGGAATAGAAAAACCCATAAGATCAACCACTAAATTTAAAGGTGATCCTACATCTTTATTGTCAAATGCTGAAATTGTAAAGGCGTCTATAGATGCTTTTAATCCGATGGATTGGGTAGATGATAATTTTACTGAAGAAGCAAAATCTTTATTTTACAGAGAACTAGCAAACAATAAAGTTTCTGCTGCGAATATTAAAACACCAGAAGAGTTTGCAACTTTGGTTTCTGTTTTTGACACAATGGCAGCAGATAGTATGTCTTACAGAAACAAACGTGCAGATGAATTTTATAGCGGCACAGTTAAAGTTATTATGGAACAAGTAGGTTTTGGTAATATGCTTTCAGTTTTAAATATGCCAGAAAGCACTCAAGAAGAAATAGATGCAAAAGAGAAAGCAAAACAAAACTTGTTTTTAAAGTTAGGTGGTTTAAACGCTATGTCTGCCGATGCAGCAGACTTTTTAAGTATTTCTGTTGATAGAGGTCAATAAGAATGGCGACATATACCGCTAAGGTTAATACGCCTTATGGTGTTATTGAGGTTGAGCATGACGGAACTCCGTCTGATCAAGAGCTTATTCAAAAAGCTTTAACAAAAGTTAAGCAAAATGAACTCTTAAAAAACTTTGAAACATCAGAAACACCTCAAGAGCTTGCTGTAACAAAGGCTAAAATGCCTAGAGATGTTGAGCCTATAGACGAAGAAGAAGAAAACCTCCGTGCTGATGTAGTGCAGAACTTATCTCGTCTTGGTTCTGGCCCTTTAGGTCTTGTAAAGGATGCAATAAATGGTGCGGCTAACCTTGTTGGCGCAGATAAAAATCTTATTTCAGACGAATATTTTAACGCAACTAAACGGGAGTTTGTTCGTGGTCTAGGCGCTTTAGTTGGTGTAAAACCAGAAGATGTTCTTACAGAAGAAGGCGAATATAAGCCCATGACTACGACTGCTGGAGCGGCCCTGCAAGTTGTTCCTTATATTGCAGGGGGTGCTGGTGCTGCAAAGGCTATTGGTACGGTAGCTCCGAAGCTTCCTGTTTTATTTAACGGTATTCTTTCTGGTCTTACTGTTGATCAAGTTCTTTATGAAAAAGAAGATGGTGCAATCGCTAATGTCTTACAAGAGGCTGATATTCCCGCAGAAGGAATGCTAAAAGACCTTTTAGAGTTTATGGCTATTCAAGAGGACGATACTGTTTTAGAGCAACGACTAAAGATTGCTCTAGAGGGTATGGCTATTGGTGGCACTCTAGAGGGCTTTATACGCGGTGTAAAGGGCGGCAAAGACTTTATATTCCCCAGCAATGGTACAGTAGAAGAGCAAGTAGACGCGGCTACAAAGTATTTAAAAGACTCTAGACAAGAAGTTCAAGTACGGAACTCAGAAGTCCACAGCGACTTAAAATTTTCTGAAACTCCAGAAGGTGTCGCGCAAATTGAACAGCAGGCTAGTGGCCCTATAAATCGTTTTATGCGTCAAGTCTTTACGTCTAGAGGTTACTTTACCCAACAAGCCTATAACCTTTTTCGTGGTAAAGAATATGCTGAAAGACAGCTTGTGCGTGAAGCAGAAAATATTTCAAACAGGTTGACTAAATCTTTAGATCGGCTTGACTATACCATTCCAGAAGAAACACTAAATGATTTTTTTACTGGTAGAAACCTTGAGCGCATGGAATTAGAAATTGCGCCTACAGCCTCAAAAGAAGCAAGACTAGAGTGGATTGCTGCTGACATGGGCATACCAAGAGAAGTTGCAAGCGAGTTGATAAAGGCGAGAGAGCTTATTGATAGCCTTTCATCTAGGCTGGCTAATTCTAGTATTCCTAACGAAGAATTTCGTGAAGGCATTTTAGAAAATGTTGGTGAATATGTGCGAAGATCTTATCGTATGTTTGAAGATACAAACTTTAAACCCGATGAAAACTTAAAGCACCAAGTCGTAAAACAGTTACAAGACGCAAAGATTGCTGACGGTTTAGATGAGGCGCAAGCATACGAAGAGGCCTTGGGTGAAGTCAATGCTATTTTAGATAAGAGAACTGACTTTGCAGGGCTAGATTATTTTTCTAGGGCTGTAAGAGTTAATCGTGAAATTCTTACTGGTAGAAAAGATATTGACCCAATGATTCGGGAGTTGATGGGCGAGATTACAGACCCCGCAGATAATATTCTACTGACTGTAAGTAAGATGGCAAAGCTTGTCGAAACAAATAAGTTTGCTGATAACTTAAAAACTCTTGCAACCGGAAAGTATATATTTAATTCTCCTGTTAGTCGCAATGGCGTAGATTATAACGTAAAAATTTCTGGGACTAATTCAGGTTTAGATGGCACATACACAACTAAAGAAATGGCAACAGCACTACAAGGGCGACAGTCCCACTTTGCTTTGTTTGACAATGATCTTTTGCGGAGCTTTGCAGCCTTAAAGGGCGGCTCTCAAGCCATGAAGACTGTAGCGAGCCATGTAACACACCTTCGTAACGTGCTTGGTGGGGCGCAGTTTGGCCTAGCAAACGGCATCAACCCTTTCTTTGATCGTCAAGAAACATTTAAGGTGCTGGTTAATGCAGCAAAAGCTAAAGGTGATGAAGGTCTAGATAAACTATATGAAAAGTATTTAAGTTTAGGTGTCATCAATACTAATGTTAGGGTTGGTGAGTTTAGGCGTCTATTGCAAGAAGGTTCAGAAATAAACATTGAGCCTCGACAGTTGTTTGATCGCTTACAAGGCTACGGCTTAGGTGGCATCGAAGAAAAAATTAAAGTTCCTGCAAAGGCTGGTCGAAGTGCCTATCGTGCTGCTGAAAAAGTATATATGGCGGTAGATGATTTTTACAAAATAAACGCCTTTAATAAAGAGCTTTCTGTTTTGAAAGAAGCATTTCCTGATGAGGCTTTAGAAGTCTTAGAGCAGCGAGCAGCTACAATTGTTCAAGATACTTTCCCGAACTACGACAAAGTTCCAAATGGTGTAAAGGCTTTAAGATATTTACCTGTAGGTAGCTTTGTATCGTTCCCAGCAGAAATTATTAGAACGTCTACAAAAATTGTTAAGCAAGCATCCGATGAAATTACTTCTGGAAATGCTCAATTGAGAGCGCGAGGGCTTCAAAGATTGGCTGGCTTTACAACATCTATGAGTGCTTGGGAAGGAATGGCTATTACCGCAGGAACTCTTGCAGGGCTTACACCAGAAGAGCAAGAATCTGTTCAGAACATTTCTCATACGCCTTGGTCAAAGGCCACAAGGATTCCTTATCGTGGTGAAGACGGGCAGTTATATGTTGCAGACACACAGTTCTTAGATTCGTATAGCGTTCTAAAAGAACCTATAAAAGAAGTTATGCACCGTATACAGTCTGGTCAGCTAAAGGGACAAGCCTTAGAAAAGTATATGGCTGAAGCTGTTGTAGATGGAAGCTCAAAACTTTTAGCTCCTTATCTTGGACAGTCTATTATTACTGAATCTATTTCAGATCTGACATATGCCGCAATGAATGACGCAGGTAGATCACCATCTGGCGAACAACTTTTTCCTGAAAATGAAACAAGGCTCAATAAAGCTATAACTATGTTTGAGCATCTTGGAAGCGCAATGATGCCCGGATCTTTAAACAGCGTTATGAATGTTATTGATGCGGGTCAAGGCGCTAAACGAGCAGCGACAGGCACAGAGAAAAAAGATTTAAGTGCTGAACTACTTGCAAACTTTACAGGCGTTAAGTTCTCAAAGCTTGATCCAGCAGATAATTTATTTTACGCGGCTCAAGACTATATGGCCTCTAAGCGTGGCTTTATGAAAGGCAAGCCTGACTATGAAGTAGAGCCAGAAGAACTTCAAAGGCGTGTAAAACTCAATCTTGAAGCAAACTATTCTGCACAGCAAGACCTGTATCTAAAAGTAGAGGCCGCTAGAGATTTAATAGGTACTGAAAGAACCTATGAAATGCTAGTAAATGGTGGTTTGAGTCGCAAAGCTGCTCTGGCTTTGATGAACAATCACTATTATGATTCTACTTGGGCAGATCAAAACATGGCTGGTCTTCTGAAGATGCCCGGAACAAATGAAGAGATGCAAGAGACTATTCAAAAGATTACAGAAGAGCAGTTGAAGTATCGTTATAGCCCACTGATTCCAGTAGACGAAGAATCTGTACGCGCACGAAACGAGCGTGATAGGCTTGCTAGAGGCGGTGAGGTCACAAATGTTCCTAATGCTCCTATGGAGCCTGACGAGCGCATCAATAAAGTTACAGGGCTTCCATACAACGAAACTGCTGGGCCTGCCTTTATGGACGAAGAAGATCCTATGAGGCGTCTACAGCTTTCTGAAGGCGGCATTACAAGGCGCTTTGCTGTTGCCAAAGGTGGCCTACCTAAAGATATGTATAGGCGTGACGGTAGCATTAAATCTGCACAAGGATTTCTTGGCCCCGTTAAAAATTTAGAAACTGGAAAGACTATGACAGAGCTTTCCATAGATTTAGAAATAGGTGGCAAGAACGTACAGATTCCTACTATGGTTCCAACCCTAACGTCTGAAGAAATAGAAATATTACAAAGTCAGAATTGGGAAGGAAGGGCCAAAGAGCTTCCGCGTTCTATTGTTCGTAAGGCTGTTGACCACGCTAGAAAGAGAATGGATGCTGGATTAAATCCGTTTTATCAAGATGATGAGGGGCGTGAAGGAAAGGCTAAAGGTGGTAAGATTGACAAGAAGAGTATGGCCTGCAACAGTCCTCGACGTACACCTAGCCATCCTAAGAAGTCTCATGTTGTAAAAGCCTGCGAAGGCGGTAAAGAAAAGATCATTCGCTTTGGTGAACAAGGCGCTAAGACTGCTGGCAAGCCCAAAGCAGGCGAGTCAGCGCGTATGAAGGCCAAGCGCAAGAGCTTCAAGGCTCGTCACAGGCGTAACATTAAGCGCGGCAAGATGTCTGCGGCTTATTGGGCTGACAAGGTTAAGTGGTAACGCTCAGTAAGGTTGTATGGCGTGATGCCGCTGGAGGCTCAAACATGGGCTGGCGTCCTTTACTAGCTTTAAAAGAACAAGAGACTGCTACAGTAATTTCTTGTGGGGCTATAATCTATGAAGACGATGAAAAAATAATTATATGTCCACATATGATTATTGAAAACAATGAAATATCAGAAGGCGATGCAGAGATTGCAATACCAAAGACTTGGATAATTTCAAGAGAAAATTTATTAGGGCTACCGCCGGGAGATTAATAATATGGGAGACTATAAAAGAGCGGCACAAATGTTTCTAAAATTTGCGGGGCCGATGAGTCCTAGTGGTAGAGCATTGAGTGCTATAAGTAATTTTAGTGGTGTTGGTCAAATGGAAGGCTCTGTAAGTCACAAACCAAATACTGTTACCCCTAGCCTAAGAACAATGAACGAAGGCGAGCAGGCTATGGCTAAGAAAGATATGAAAGGTCGAAAAGGATATAATCAAGGCGGCAAAGTAGATTATAAAGACATTGGACATATGCACACTAAAGTTTGTGGACACAAATAATATGCCAATAAAAAAAGTAAAGGGTGGTTATAAGTGGGGAAGTCGCGGAAAAGTTTATAAGCGTCGAGAAGATGCAGAGAAGCAGGCGGCGGCTGCATACGCCTCTGGCTATAGAAAAACCTATAACGAAGGGAGTAGAGTTAATGAAGCAGGCAATTACACGCAGCCTACAATGCGTAAAAGATTATTTGAACAAATTAAATCAGGCTCTAAAGGTGGGGCAGCGGGTCAATGGTCTGCGAGAAAAGCTCAGATGCTGGCGAAGCAATACAAAGAAAAAGGTGGCGGCTACAAAAGCTAAGTTTTATATAAAACTATACAAAAGGAATCTTCGTGACTCTTAAAAAATCTCAACAATCTTTAAAGGATTGGACAAAAGAAGATTGGGGTACAAAGTCTGGTAAGCCTTCGACGCAAGGCCCAAGTGCTACAGGAGAAAGATACTTGCCTAAGAAGGCTAGAGAGTCTCTTAGCTCTGCTGAATACGCAGCAACCTCTGCAAAGAAAAGAGAAGACACAAAAAAAGGCAAGCAGTTCTCCAAGCAGCCCAAGAATATTGCTCAAAAAACTGCTCGCCATAGGGCCAATAGGGGCGGCTTCCTTGCCAACGCTATGCCTACTGGCAAACCCTGTTGATTGCATCAATCTCTGTCTCTAACTTTGCGTGTATATCCCCAGTAATTTCTTTAAAGGATCTAATCGCCGCACGAATTAATACTTGAGACTCTTCTTCCTTGAAGACCTTGGCGATGTGATGATCTGGTAACTCAGTATGCTCAGTGACTAGAACACCATCTGAGTCTATCAAGATCTTAAAGCCAATAATAGTTCCTTCTTTCATACCGCTTCCTTTTAATTATAATTCACAAGCTCCACCAACGCAAGCTAATGTTTGCGATCCCTCCGTAAAGTCATCTGACTCATTCAAATCCCAATCAAAAGACTCTGGGAATCCTTTCATCATCTCATTATATTCTTTCTTTGTGATCTGCTCATAGGGTGCTTGAGCGTATGTATGATTGTCATACGGCAAGAAAGATATGCCAGAGATTGTATCAAAGTTATTGTATACCCAATTACCGATTTCAAGAAAGTCTGAGTCACGGTAATACACTGTGATGCTAGGCTTGTGTTCACACCAATGTTCTTGGTATACGGCCCACAACTGTAGTTGCTCCATTCCTGTCTGCTCTGAGGCGAACACAGCAGCCTCTGGAGCCTTCTTAGGGAACGAGAATACCTTAGTACTGGGTGAAAGGTTATCTATTTCACAAGGCACTCCAGCGTCTTCTAAGACCTTACATAGTGGATCTCGCACATCAGCCCTAACCCGTCGAATATAATAGGGGGCATAACGTCCGTGTATGCCTGACGCAGAATCTACAAGTTGGGATACCGTACCGCTAGGCTTAACGCAAGTGATAGCTGTACTCTGAGGAATGCCAAGCCGCTCTGACCAAAGCTTATTAGTTTCGATGGCTTCATTGCGTAGCTTCTCTAATAAAGATCCTAAGTTGGGATTGTCTAAGGTTAAGAGTGGGTTGTCTAGAATACCAGTAAGACTAACGCCCAACAAAGACTCTTCCTCAGTATTAGTTTTCCAGATATTTCTTAAGTATCTAAAGTCCGTTAAGGTAGCTTGGAGAGTACCCAAGATAGTCGCAACTCGTACTTTTCTCCTAAGACTGTTAAGCGTATCTTCCGGTCTGACGACCACTTCTGAAAGGTTGCAGAATTGATTTGGTCTAAGGATGATTTCACTGCAAGGGTTCGTTCCGAAATCTCGTTCACTATCCCGTCTACCGTTTCTTGCAGCTTGTTTTTGACTTGCAGCACGGCTGAAGATTCCGCGCTCTCCGCTTTGTGATTCATGTAGGCTACTCCATTCGTTAGAAAATAAATTAAAGGAAGGCTTGCTGGTATAGCAGGCACTATTATTTGCAAGGCCGCGTTGGGGTTCTGTATTGTACCAAGCACCATGCTTTGCTTGACGAATATCATCGTCCTGTAAATCAGAGAGGCTGATTAAAGCACTGCGTCTTACCCCTCCAACAACAACTATTTGAGCGATTTTGCAGCAAAGATCGTGGCATTCAAGGGGCGTAAGCTTTCGTCCAGCCGCTCCGTTAAATAATCTAACTGTAAATTTGAAGAGGTCAACAAGAGGTTCTGGGCCACTTGCTCTACCTCCAAAAGTTTTAAGGCTGGAACCCGCAGGTCGAACTCTAGATGTATCCCATTCTGGTATTTGACCACTATACAACAACGAAACCAATTCCCTAAACGATTTCGCCCATCCAATTTTTGAATCCGGTACATGAATGACTGTATCTGTTGCATGGAAATCCTCTGCAATTTCTGGAAGTTTAGAAACGTACTTTTCTTCGACGCTAAATCCTACTCCTGTACCACACATAAGGACATACATCATCTCATCAAAGGCGCGAGGACTATCAATAGCGAGATAGCTACAGTTAAAGCCTGCTACATTGTCGCGGTCTAATGCTTCTCCTGCGGTCATAAGCGCCCTCATAGAAGGCATAACCTCTAGATCGTAAATAGATTTAAAGATTTCTGAGACATCGAAATCATTTAAGTATCCTTTGTCTACCCAATAATTAACGTATCGGTTGACAGTTTCTTCCCATGTTTCTCTACGCTGTTCTTCTGGTAGGTAACGAGCGTATCTGCTTTTGTGTATGTATTGTTGATAAGCGTCCAATTATATTACTCCTTTCTTGGGTGGTATACTTTGACCAGTTTTTTATTTCAGTTAGATTCCTTCCGCATCCTATACAAACATCATCCTTTAGTTTGCATATCTTTGTACATGGTGATTTCATTCCATCTCATCTATAGTATTCAAATCATTTATATTTAATTTATATTTGTCTCTTTTCTTCAGAGGCTTGAAGCGTTCTTCATCTTTATCTTCGTGTTTCTTTCTTTTGTGGCGGCTGAATTTTTCTAGGCGCTCGCGCTTTCGATCATTCATCATCTTCCAAGCTTCCTCGCTTTGTTACATCTATCCAATCTTCTGGAATGCTATCTTCAGAGAACCATCTAAATTCTTTTGAAGATGCCCACTCAGCATGATTGCGTTTTGTGCCATCTTTTCTGCGCTTTGCTTGAGGCATTGGTGCATTGGGATCAGCAAACAAAAAGACTAATTCAGTGTCTTCAGGCAGAGCCTTAGCAATCCAAACATATTTATTGTATTCGCTATGATCCCAGAAGCGGCCCTTAGCTTCTAAATAAATTTTCTTACCATCAACCTCTTTGATAAAGTCAGGGTGATAAGTATGCTCAACAATATAATCAACCTTCTCTGAGTGAAAGCTCCATTGATTAAGTATGCCAGAGTGTAGTTCATATTCCCAGTTTGAATCGTAGCCAGAAACAACATTTTTTTCTTTTGGGCGTCTAACTCTTTGGGGCCGTGTACCCTTTCTTATTTTTGGTTTCAATGTATTGTTTCCTTTTCTTGCGTATCACCATACATATGATGCAAATGATAATAGATCTGTATTAATGCCTGCTCATCTAAATATTTTTCTTGTATTATTTTTGTTGCACAATAACAAATTAAAATTTCTAGCGGCAAATTCTCTATCATGATAAATCAAGATGACTATAAGAGTCAATAGGTCTAGATGGATTACGCCTATATAATTTCTTCAGCCTCTTACGAGTCCAATTTTCTGTAAAGGCAGACATAAAAAATTGACCTTCAACAAAATAATGGCTGTTCATTTTCATATAATCTTTATAATTATCTGGTCTAATTTTAGCTGCCTCTTCTTCTGACATAAGACTATGAAGCCATTGAAGAGAAATCTTCTCGACCTGACGATTAATCTGCTTCATTATTTTTCTATTCATACAATCTCTTCTACCCTTGGAGCAACCTCAACGTGCGTCAGATATGTGGGGCCATTAGCATACTTAAATGCTCTTAAGCCTCTACCATTGTTAGCGTCTTTATAACACTCAAACTTATAAGAACAGTAGTTACAATTTCTATTCAGCTTCATGTTACCTTTCTTGCCATCAGGCACAGACTCATAACATCTTGCTGGAGGCGTAGCCAGCTTCAAGGCTTTACGAACATCTTGAATCTGTTTGCTTATGTTGGGCTTGTCTAGCTCTTCTGGGCGATATAGACAAAGCTCACCGCTCTCTTTGTTAATAACTAAGAAGCCGCCTTCAGAAGACTTTTCAGCTTCTTCATAGCCAGCAAGCTGCGACATATATCCAAAGGGATCATCTTCTCGCAGGCGTCCTTCACGAAACTTATTGAAGGCTATCTTAGATGCAGTCTTTACGTCTACTACTTCGCCATCAATCTTACAGTCGATATGCCCCTTGATCCCACGAACATCTATTTCTTTTTGTTCGTCACTGACTTTGTGGCCTGCGGCACGAACAAGCATAAGAACAATTTCTTCAAGGATATGTCCGTAAAGAAACTTAATTTGTGTAGCTGGAGAGGGTACTGAAGATTCAGAAGGTAGGTTCTGCTCGTACCAAAGCTGCCTAGCTGGGCGACCAATGTTAGACATACGCAAGGTAAACTCAGAGTTTCTTTCTGAAGGCCTTGCCCATGCTAAAACGGAATCTTTAATACGAGCTAGTGTAAAGTCCAGATCTTCTTCTGATAAATTAAATTCACGGCCTTCGGATAACTCTGAAAGCTGTCCATAAATATCGTCAATCAGTGTGTCAAGTTTCATGCTCTATGCCTTACGAAGCGACACTTGCGTGTCTTTGAATTGTAGTGTAGATACTTTACACCAAGCTCTTTTTGAAGTGGAGTCTTTGCAGATAATCTACTATCCTTATAAGACTTCACATCTATCAAAGTGATCTCACCTTCTGGATTCATAGCCACAATGTCCACTGGCCCTGTACATCCACAGTTCTTGAACACATGATAGCCGTTGTCCCATAGCCATGTAACGGCATAGTGTTCTGCTAAGTCACCGACTCTGTTAGGTTCGTGCTGTGTTTTCATATCATTAACCTATATTTATATAAAGTTCCCTTAACGTGTTTTCTTTCTACTTCATAGGCTCCAAATTTTGCCATTCTCAAATTTCTCATGCAGGCAGAGGCACCCGAACCTGTCATGCCTGTTCGCTGGGCCAACTTCTCTAGCGTTATCCACTTACCATCACACATAACATCATAAATTTTTTTATGGCTACCTTTTAATTCATTGCCCTCAATATCATAAGCTTTTGGAAACATATCTATTTGTTTATTTAACTCATCAGTGTGTTTCACTCCAGTTATCTCCTATCTTGTACTCACCATCAAGAGGGCAGAATAATTCTAGCTCCTCACCCGACTGCTTTATTGCATCAACCCCCAGCATTCCTGTTGTATCAGCTACAGATTCTTTTACTTCTAACTGCCACTCGTCATGCACATTACAAACAAAGTGTGCGTCCAAAGTGTTGAGCCTGATTAGCTGATTGAAATTTATCATAGCCTGCTTCATAACAATAGCGCCTGCACTTTGAAGCAGTGTGTTCAGCGCGGCGTGTTCAGAACGTACATATAGCTTGCGTCCATCAAGACCCTTCAAGAAACCTTTTGAAGCCGCTCTGCCAACTGAGTCTTTAAGATGTTTAAATGCAGGGAGATTATCGAAGAAACGCTTTCTAAGTTCCGAACCATCACGTTTGTTTCCTCCAACCACACTTCCAAGTTTTTCATCTCCTGCTCCGTATAAGAGTGCATAGATAAATGTCTTCGCCTGATTTCTTGATTCAAGTCCTGCAAGTCTTTGGTTAGCTGAGTGTATGTCTCCGTGGAGTATTTCATCTTTGAATCCCTCGTCCTTCATGTAGTGTGCCAGCATACGCAACTCAAGTCCACTGGCGTCAACACCCACTAGCTTGTATCCTTCAGCAACAATCCAACAGGCGCGACACTCTTTGCCGTAGGGGGCTGAGAGGTTAGGAACTTGTGCCATGTTTGGGCTGTTATGTGTCATGCGACCCGTGATTGTTCCGTTAGGATTTACAAAGCCACGAACACGATCATCGTCATGGGCCTCTTCAAGCCAAGAAGATACTTGAGCTATTCGCTTCTGAAGCAGAAGGTACTCAGCAATCAAGGTAGCTTCTGGAATATCTTTAATCTTACTGAGCGTAGATTCATCAACGATTGGTTGGCCCGTAGGAGTAAACTTCTTAGGCTCCCAACCAAAGTCAATTAGATATTCACCTATCTGTTTACGTGATCCAAGGTTGAATGGTACTTCTTCAATGCGTACAGCCTTACGCTTAACTGCAATTTCTTCATACTCTTCTTGAGTCAGTCTGCTTTTCTTTGTTGATCCCTCAATGAGAGCCATCTTAGAAAGCGCACCTGTCTTTGTGAAGTGAGCAAGCAATACAGTCTTAAGCCGCTTAGGCCTAAAGGTTTTTTGAACTTCACGTTCAACTTCTTTTAGGCGGTCAGTCAGTTCAGCAACCAGAAGGCTTGCGGCTTTAACGTCCAGAAGAAATCCATGCTCGCGTTGATCAGCAATAATTTTTAGTGTCTCATGCTCAAGAGTAACTGACTGCCGACTAAAGCCACGAGACTCAATCTTAAGATTATTAAACATCTTTGCATTGAGTACGGCATCATTGCGACAGTAGTTAAGCATCTCAGGACTATACTCACCAAACTCTGTGTGGTCTATCTTCTGAAGGCCAATACGATAGCCCCAAGACTCAAGGCTATGGCCTCCCTCACGAGTAGGATTGAACAGTCGAGAAAGAACTAATGTATCTACAATGGCTCTACCATCTGCAAGATCTATGTTGTGTATTTTTTTTATAGCTGGGAGATCATAACCAATAATGTTATGGCCTATCAGCTTGTCGGCTGTAGATAGATGAGCCAGCCCCTGAACAATCTCAGTAGGCCCAAAGGTCTTTGTCTCGCCTGAGTCGGGATCGACAGCAGCAATACACCAGATCTTTGTAGGCTCAAGGCTATCAGCCTCAATGTCAAATACTATGCTCTTCATAAGCGGCTTTGGCCTCTAGTTCATCCATACGATTAGGATGCTCAACTTCAATGTAAGCCATCCACACTGCTAATACTATTACCCAACCGATCATAACTCAAGCTCATCTTGTTCTTCTGCTTCCATTGATATTTCACTGAGCCTGCCAGTATTTTTATCATAGAAGAGATGCGTAGCAATTCCTGTGTCGCCAGTATAACGAGACTTAAGAACTCTAACTCTTGTTGTGCTGGCCTCAATTGGATCCTCAGATTGTTGATTACGCTCAAGAGAAATTACACAATCAGATAACTGTGCGATGCTTTGAGAACCTCTCATGTGACTAAGGTTTACTTCAATGCCATTCTCATGCCCACGATTACCATCAATCCTACGCAAGTGTGAAACAAGAATCAAGCCCACTCCAGTTTCTTCAACCAGCGTTCTAAAATTGTGCATAATACAATCTATGTTTCGGCGCTCATCACCATCTGTTGTCATCGACAATAGCATATGAAGGTGATCAAATACTATCCACTTGCATTCAAGGCCTATAGCCATGAAACGTAATTTAGAAAAGATACTATCGACATCATTCATTCCAAGGTGTGCATGAATATAAACACGATTCTCGTTGTGTCCTCCATAAAGAACATTAAAAAAATTATCTATTTCTTCTTCGGTATACTTGGCTCTAACGCTATCAATGTGTAGACGATCATTGGCCTCAATAGAAAGTATACCATCTACTGTACGCCTCCAATCTTCTTCAAGAGCGATAACACCGACGCGATCATTAGTATTAGTAATCAACCAGTGCTGAAGCTCTCGCGTCACACTAGACTTACCAAGGCCTGTGCCTCCCGTCAAAGTTATTAATTCTTTTTGTCTTAGACCTTCAAGCTTATCATTGAGGCCGTGCCAAGGATAAGGTACTGATTCTTTCTTCTCGCGCTTCTTGTAGTTGTCACGCTCTTCACTGACGTTTAGAATCCCAGACGGCGTATAAAGTTTTGAACCCCACCACGCAGTAACATAAGCTTTGTGGTGGCCCAGCTTGAGCATCTCATTAGGATCTTTGAACTCAGGTGGGAGATTGAGGATCTTAGCTTTTCCGGGCTTGAGGATACGCGCCACTTTCTTTGCGGCTTCTTTTCCGGGCTTGTCGTTGTCGAATGAAATGACCACCGTATCAAACGATTCAAGGAACTCAAGATTTTCTTGGACATCTTTGACTGCGCCTTGCGCTCCATTCTTAACAGATACAACCGGCCATTTACTCCCCAGAAGTTCGTATGCCGCCATAGCATCACATTCACCTTCAGTGATCGTAATGTATTTGCCGCCCGTCTGCGCCACTTGCTGACCAAAAAGACCAGTTCCTTTGGGCGAGCCTGACCAAGTAAATATTTTATTTTCTCTGCGAATTTTAGTAGCGACTTCTTCATTGTTTATGTACGCTGGATAATGATGTTCAATAATTTTACCGGCTTCATCCTTGACTGACCGGACGCCATATTTCTTTGCAGTTTCAAGGGATATCCCTCTGTCTGTTAGTGCATGATAAAACACACTTTGTGTATCCTTAAATGAATTGTTGTCGTTAGATCTTTTGAAGCTATTAAAGTCTGCCACGTTGCCTCCCATTGCAGATTCATAGTCTTTAAAAAAAGTCCCGCAACTAAAACATTTTGCAGAACCGTTTTGATTTACGGAGACAGGATCGCTGCCTCCGCAATTTGGACAAGGTTTTTGATAGGCCACAAAGTCGCCCATGTTTATTCCTCCGTTTCATTGTCCTCAACCAAAGCTTCATCTTCAAGGAACTCTTGCATCTTGGAATGCAGAGCAACTGAAGAAGCCTGTAAGATTGTTAAGTCTGCTTGCAGTGCGTCCATTCTTTGTTGGACAGTAACAAGAAGATTGAATGTTGCCTGACCTTCGCCAGACAACTTCTCAACATCATAGGTTTTATCTTCGTGCGTGTATCTATAATTCATTATAATTCATCTCCATCGTTGTCATCAGAAACAATATCAAACTCTGCTCCATCTGGATTTGCATATTCAATAAGATCTAATACTTGCATGGCCTGAAAGTCTAGACCTTTATATGAAGTACCATTCCAAGTAGTTTCCCACTCTTTGTATTGAACACGAACCTTTGAACCATTACCAACAGCAACATTTAATGGCTGTTTGTTGCGGTCTAAAAGTTTTGGGGCAGAACGAATCATACCATTGGGGCCATTAACTTTACGTTTAATTAAAAGGGCTGGGCCTTCTTCCATGTCTTTAACCGTAAAGCCGCGAGATCTAAAATCATTTGCAACCTCATCATCTACTACAAGATTAACTGTATACACAGGGGTATAAGTTGTATTAGGTGTAGTAACAGAAGCCCAATAAGCAATGCCTTCAACAAGTGCCATAATAAAATCTCCTTAAGATTTGTTAAACAAGAAAGTGATGTAACGCGGAATACAACTAATAACATAATCTTCAGTCAATGCTTTTGCCTCCTTTTCTGACATTAGATTAATCCAACTAATCATATTTCTCATAGCGTCTGAAGATGGTAAGCCAGTACCTAGCCCCATAACAAACGCACGACAAAGATGATCTTCAACATCAAAAACCTCATCCATTACTCATAGTCTCCTGTAAGTATAGTCATCTTTACAAGATCTAATAGAAGATTAAACTTTTCCATATCAATATCAGATACTACTCTTAAGTCTTCTCCAGTATCAACTATTAAGATAAAAGGATATCTTAACTCTTCTTCATTTGAAGAGTCTTGTAATTTTTTAAGACCTTCAGTAACTTTATCGTTAAGAGATTTCTTTTTATCTTGTTTAAAATTACCTTGTATAACTTTCAACGATTACCTCCAGAACCTTTTATCACTCCACGTTCAGCACGACTGCGTAGTTTAGAGAGATTATACTCCGCAACAGTAGACAAGTCAACCCCCTGATCTTTCAATAACATAGAAAGATTCCAAAGGACATCACCGGCTTCTGATATCACATCATCTATATTGACATTTTTATCGTCGCCCCTTAACATAGGCTTAATAAATAAATCAGATAGTTCTGCTGACTCAACCATCAAAGATGCGATAGGATAAAACATATCTTTGTATTGTGCCGTTTCAGCGGCAGCTTTTTGATAGTCATCAAATTTCATTTTGAGCTTTCCTGTATTAACCAATCAAGATAAACACGAGCTTTCCTAAGATCTTCTACACCATTTTTGTATTTAAATCTATGTAAATATTTCATAACATTTCCAGCACAGTAGTCACAAAAGCCGGGGCCAAGCTGTTGCTTGATATAATCAATTGCTTCTATACCGCCTTTGTTGTAGTGCTGTGGTTTTGTAACAGCATTATGTTTATCTTGAGGATGATAAAGCTTTCCGGTTATAGTACTAGATCTAATATTATTCCATTCTTCTGGTGTTACATCATCAATACTCATAACTTACCTCCATATTAAATGTAATCAGTTAATATAAAAACAACACTAAAGAAAATAATTATTCCAAAAGCATACCAATATTCTGGCATGGTGTAAATAAAATGTTTTATGCGGTCTTTGTCCATCTCATTGGCCTCCCTTTCTGTAACCAATCAAAGAATTTAAATTCATAATATTTGTTGTATGCTGTAACAGTGTCAGGATCTTTGAACTCGTCGGGCATACACTGAGGCGGGTCAACAAATCCTTTACTCTCAATGCTTTGCGGGGCTTTGCTAGTAAAGAACTTTAACTTATCCCAACTCTTATGGTTATGATTGAAACGCTTTTCAAACTCTGTACTGAGGGCTTCAAAGTGTTTATACAACCATTCGTAATGTTCCTTACTTTGTCTAGCCCAAACTGTACTAGGATGATTGACATGAGCCGCAAGATAAAACTTATCATCATGTTTATCCATGACCCAGCGTTTAGCCTTGCGGCCTGATTCAGTGCGACCTTCAACAAGATTACCGTCAAGGAAACGATGAGCAGTAGAAAGAATCTGTGCGGTTTCCAGCGGCATCTTAACAATGTGCTGGTCACATAAACTTTCTGCGGCTTTGCGTGGGCATTTACTTCGATAAAAGATATTCATATTTAACATCCTCTAACACATATTAACAAAGCTATTCATATGTACAGTTGCGATATGAATGTTACCATCCATACAATACTGATAAGCATCTGCTAGAGCGTGTGCCGCTTTCGCAACCAAGACCGCTTGCTCATCTTTGTTTATTCCTTCGCACGAAAATGTAATTTCATGCAAAAGTTTCATTTCTTTTTCGCCGTCTTGTTGTTCGTAAATACGAATGATTGAATCATGCCAGAGCATTTCAGTCGATATCATTAGGCTGATCTCCATTATTTTTTATCTTTACTTCTTTATCGCAGTCATCACAAAATGCTTCGGTGTAGCTATCAAGTTGGGCCACACCAAACTTTTTTTCTAAGTTATTCCAATAGATATCACCCCGCCATATCAAGTCTGTGCCGTTGCAGACCGAGCAGTTGTATCGGTAATAAGAATTACTCATATCTAGTCTCCATGATCCGACCAATGATAGTCTGCGTTACTCATGTCATCAGCAATAAGATCGTATATGTAATCAATATTAATCCAGTTAGTAATATCAATTCCATAGGCTTCTACTGAAACGAGTTCAGCTAAACCCTCCTCACCATGATTTATATAAGTAACTTTAACATCTAAAGTCATCCAAGGGCAGTCGAGTTCTACATCAAATTCTTGATGCCCATACATACTAGCGGTTCCCATTTCTTACCTCCTCATGTTTTATAAGAGTATCCATCACACTAATAGGGCTGGTATAACCTGCGGCAAAGCCCTGCATAAAACGAGTCAGGCTATCATCTTCACCTAACAAACGCTTATAGCGTCTATAGTATTTTAGATGGTCTGATTTTTGGTCACGAAAAAACTGTCTCCAGAATTGAAGTTCTTCTAACCTATTCATAATATTCTCCTAAGAATGTGTGTATCCATCAGGCTCTATTGCTAACCACATACCATTCCATTGTACACAGACAGCACCATCGCCCCCAATAATATTTTGGACTGAGCGTCGAAACCTCAAATAACTTTTACCTTCATTCCAGAACATCCACTTTCTTTTGAGTGATTCTTGTTGGGGTTTAGTTAGTTGCATCGTTACCTCCAGTCCTCACGCTAAAATCTAGGCAGTTATTTTCAATAAGATTTTCTAAATAGTTTATTACTTCCGGTAAGGTAATTACGCCTAGATTTTCATCAACTTCCATTTCCAATTCAATAGTTACAAGAGCCATAATAATCTCCTAAAATAAATACAACGCATATGTACTACACTTTTTTAGCTCACCGTTCAATCCAATATAGATTGGTAACGAGCTACCCATATTGATCTGCATTTCTTTTTTATTTTTAGCGACCAAATATTCAACACCTTCATCGGCTTTAAAATCTTTGAGTCGTTTAACGTGTCGCCAAATAACCATACCACCAGTATTGTTTTTGTAATGGGTTACATAATACATATTACTTTCCTTTGTGGTTGTTGATCCATTCTTCAACGGTGTCACCAGACTTGGCGGCATCGTCCCAGAATTTATTTAAGTCTTCTATAGACCATTCGCTCTGCTCTTGATGTAGACAGTCCAGAATAAATGCACAATAGTCCTCGTCATTCATTGCTGATCTGACTAGCCTATGAGTATTAATCATTTTTTCTTGTCGCTGTTTCATATAGCCCCTAAACAAAAAGCGCCCCGAAGGACGCTATAGTTTTTAGTAGTAACCTTCACGCACTCTATGAAGGACATTGAAGATCTCCGATTCAGTGAAGTGTAATTCTCTTAACGATTCAGCCAAGCCACCATAATCTGGATTGGGCTTTATATAAATATAAAGCTGAACAAGAGATTCAACATCAACATTATCAGGCCGCGATACGGAATACATCAGAGTTTACCACACGGCGTACAACATCTTGCCGCTTGTGACTGACTGAAGCAATATTGATTTCTGATTTTTTACTTGGTGCTGGAGCATGAGTAGACCAATCAGTTAAAGTATTATATAAAGCCCATTGATTGCGGCCTTGCTTTTCAGAGTATTGCGACCATGCTTTAGCAAGATAAGTTAGTGCGCTATTGAATCGCGGTAACTTATCAAACACTGCTGACCATGACACACCGCTTTCATTTACTGCGGCCCGTACAAGGTCTAGACAACCGGCGGCTTCAGCAAGAGAAAACATTACTTGCTTTTCAGTCACTGGGGTTTTATACATTTCAGCCCAACGATCTCGCTCTCGGTCAAATACTTCTAAACATTTAACAATGGTTCGTGATGCTCTGTCGATATCTAAATTCTTTGTGTGCCTAGCTTTGAATAATGCTGCAGCATCGCCAATAAATACTTGACCATTAAAGCAAGCTGACTGATGAGCGCCAGCCGACATAATAAAAGAGAAAGTACTATTAAGCGATGTTACACCAAGCAATGTTAAGCAGGCTGTATCACCGTCTGGTGTTGTATACATATGGCTTGGCAATCTATATTTAACAAAGGTTGCCGCACCATTATGGCTAGTTTCAATTTTTTCTACGATGCCATCAGTATCTAATTCGCTTCGCATAATGATAGCGCGTTGAGCATCAATTAATTTTTTGGGTGCAACAGGTTTATAATTTGTACCGTGTACCCCAAGCTCCTCATAAGTATCTGTTCGGACAACAGAAACCTTTTTAGAAGGATGCCATTGATCGGTTGTCTCATCAAAATAAACTAAAGGGACTGTTGCTACATCAAAGTCAGCGGAACCATAACCCTTATCAAAAATAGAGGGTTGAAACTCACGATTAAAAATTGAAATTACATTTTCCATTTTAAACTCCAAAAGGTTTAGTTTTACACCATTAAATAGTCGTAATGAACTTTAGAAACTTCAAAGCCATCAGACCACTTTGGACTCTTAGTAGATAAATAATTACACCAAGTATCCCAAAGATTTTCAGTACCTATATTGTGACATATAGATATATACTTGTTTATCTTTTCATCTCTTTTATCTTGAGACTTCAAAGACTTTGGTAACTTTAAAATCTTTTCATCAATACCATACAGCCTAATATTATGAAGGTCAATACAACCTACTAAGCCTGCTGATAATTGACAAACAAAACCAGCTTTAACCATACCAAGACCGTCAACACGAAGAAAGATTTTCATAAGTGAATATGCTTTTTCGGTATCGGGTTTACTTGAGTTTATAACTGCAAGATATTGATTGTGGATGAAGTCCTTACGTTTAGTTATATATTCATAGGCTCTCCGCTTGTTACCCCAAAGGAATTTAGAATTAATCCCATGTTGTTTTACATCTGCCATTTGATTTCCGACAGACACCCAAGGTTGCTGAATGCTCAAGACCACCATAGTAATTACATTAACTAGATTATCACTAGATTCTTTTGCGTAATCTTGGATCGCTTTTGCATGAATAGAATACATACTTACCTCTCAGTGCTGAAATCCAATGGCTCTAAGCCATACATTAAAAAGTCTACTTGAGACTGAGAAAGGCGAGGCATAGCCTCACCAATACTCTTTCTACCTTTCTGCCAATCGTCTAATTCCTCAAGGCTCGCTGGGATTCTAATAACTTTTGGGTTATCATCAGTAAGGCAAGAGAAAAATATAAAATCAGTATGCGACATTCTTGACAGCCTCCTCATCACTTTTTTCTTGCAGCTTCTTAAGCTGTTCCTCAAGCTCTTTAATCTTATCGCCACGATTATTAATAAGATCATTGCGGTTATCAATAATATCTTTTAGGCTTGCAATCTTTTCGGATACAACAGTCGATAAAAGTTTAATAAGATCTTCAACATCGCAAGAGTTTTTTATATAAGCAAGCATGTCGAGGCCACTATCAAAACAGTAATCTACAATTTCTTCTTTGGTATAATTGTTATCTTGGGCGGCATCCATGATTTCTTCTAAATCATAAAACTCAATAGAAACATCTGAGTCATAATCAGCAACGTCAACTTCTACAGTAATATATCCAGATACAGAAGGCATAACATTTTCTCCGTTAATTTAAGTGATGCCAGCATTGGGTTAGATAGGGGCTGGCTAACCTATATACAGGCCGACCTACTGTTTTCAGTCTCCTGCTTCTCAGCGACCCAACAGCCGCCGCTTAATACGAAAGGATCTTTAAAGCCCTTTCACCTTGTTCAAGGGCTTTAAAGTCCTGAAGTATTTTCAACATAAAGACTCTGATATACTTCGTCACGGTTGGTATTCCAAGGAAGGCCACGACAACTCATACAAATATTATCGTCGGCTTCGGCATCAAATAATAAATGTTTTTCGGATACTTTATTTTTACATTTGCCACACTCTTGAAACCATCCAGTAGGATACTGGCCCCAGAAACCACGACAATTAGACTTTCTAAATTTAATCATTCTTCATCTCCCCAGCAAGTATCACAAAGATAAAAATTATTTGAATGCCCCATAATAACTTCGCGCTGGCTAGGTGTTAAGTCAGGCCAAACATTCTGAACCAACTGATTATTATGGAAATAATTACGGTAATCGTCAGAAAAAACCTCAATAGAATTAATCGTAGGACAAGCGTGGCACTTAGCACTAATGGTTAATAACATAATATTAATCCTTTCGACAGTTTCGTAGATAAGCCTCATGACAGGCCGCTTGATAGTTTGTAAAATGTAATAGCGGATCAAATAGCCATTCGGCTACTTCAAACACACACCACTCACCATAGATTTTTTCAAGACCATACATAGTATTATCTCCGATTAAATACAAACTAAAACAACAGCAACGACAGTAAAGATATAACAGCCTGCAAGGATCATCAGGCGAGATTCTTTATACTTGGCTTCAGCGTGTGTCATCTTTATAGCTCCTTTGGAGTGTCGGGTTGAACGAGGACTTTAAATCCTAGATTTTTAATTACGGTTATTACATAAGGCGTCAAAGTTTTAGTGCCTGCAATCTCTGCAAAATCTTGAGCTTTGGGACAAACGGGATAGATATAATCTACCCCATAATTATTTCTGATCTTGACAGTAATAGTATTATTCATCGCGTTTTTTCCTCAAAGTAAAAATATAATTCTATTAGTCCTAGCACTGTCGCTGGGATTGTCACGACACCAAACGAAACATAAAGTAGAAGAAAGGTATTCATAATATTATTTCCTTGGGATTGAAAGCCCCGCCGAAACGGGGCGATATAATATTTACTCGCTGTCAGGCTCTTCTGTGATGTACGCCATGATTACATCTAGCTTGGCATCTAGCGTAGCTAGTCGCTTGCTGTGATCTTCTGAGGCTTTCTCAAGCCTAAACACTCGACCAGTAATCTTTTCAAAGTGATCTTTGAAGTCACCGGCTGACATCTCTGATGGCTTTGGAGAAGCCGTAGGCTTTGGAGCCGCCTTAGTTTTAGCGGGTGTCTGTGCCTTCGGCTTTTTCACCTGAATCATTTTGGTGAACTTGGCGGGAACTTTAGTTCCTTTCTTCCAAGTGTCGATGTCACCCATGGTGATTGGAGTCTCTGAATGCTCTGCATTCCACTTCAGCATTGCGGCAGGAAAGACTTTTGAAAGCCCATAAACTTCCTGCGAAGTATCGCCTGTTAGTTTAGCGAAGTGTGACCCGATGAAGTAGATTTGCTTGACGGTTGCTTTAGCAGTAGCGTCGAATGAAACGGCTGAATTGCTCATATGTAATCTCCGTGAGGGCTTTGCCCCGTAAGTTGGTTTGAGCCGAGGCTGTCATCGCCAAGGCCATTCCAAGTTAAGCGAGGCGCTGAAAATTGTCAACGTCTTTCCCTGCGCATTATGCGGTTGTGAAAGAGCGTGTGACGCGATCACGGGTGCTTGCTTGAGATTCTTCGGAGAGTTAAATAATACCGTAGGTATTTTTTATTAAGTTTTTGAAAACTCTAGAAATCTTTTTAGATTTCTAAAAATTTTTAAACTCTCTGAAGGCCTTCTAGTTTAGGAAACTAGAAAATCTCTGGCGGGGGGTTAAAAAATCTTTAGAGATTTTTTAAAATTCTTTGGAGGGTTCTGGAGATGGGGCAATAACTATTAAAAACTCTGGAGAGTTTTCAAGTGCGTAAGGCGTGGGCAGGTGTCCATGGGGGGGTGGGTGTATATATACTCAATGTCATACATTTCCAAAGACTTTGAGTGTCAACCAGTTTGTCGCCCAACTCCAAAGTCTTTAAAACGGGTAGCTAAATCTATATGTACCCGGTGGGCTACATAGTCTATTATATACTTGAAAATAGATTTTGTCAAGACTTTTGCCAACTATTACCAAAAAACAATGTATATACTACTTGACAGTTTCTAATATCAGGTATATAATGTATAGTTATGAATAAAGAATTAACTATAAAACAACAATCGTTTCTTGACAACCTTATGTCTTGTAACGGTGACGCAAAAAAAGCAGCAGAGCTTGCGGGGTATGCTGAAGGCTCATATACATCCGTAGTTAAAGCACTTAAAACAGAAATAATTGAACTAGCCGAGAGTATATTAGCTCAAAGCGCCCCTAAAGCCGCTCTAAAGCTCGTTGAGGTCATGGACAGTGAACAGCCTATACCTCAAGCTAACGTTCGTCTACAAGCCGCTCAGACGCTCCTAGACCGTGTAGGACTAGCTAAGACAGACAAACTAGATGTAAATGTACAAGGTTCAAACGGTCTTTTTATTTTACCAGCCAAACAAGAAGTAATTATTGAAGGCTCTTATGAAGAGGCGCAGTAGCAGTACTATTCCATTTGGCTATAAGCTAATGGAAGATGGAGTACATTTAGAAGAGATTGAGGACGAACTTAAAGCCCTCAATAAAATTGTTCCGCTAGTAAAAAATAAAGTTTTATCTTTACGCGAAGGAGCAATGTGGATTGAATACGATACGGGTAGAAGTATTTCTCATACTGGCTTAAGAAAGATTGCAGATCGCTATGAATGATTGGGAGACTAACCCCGATGCGTATATGCGAGACGACAACGGGAATTTTATACTCAAAAAGGATGGAACACCTCGTAAGAAAACTGGCAGACCCAAAGGTTCGTCAGGTCGAGGCTACAACTACCACTCCCAAACCAAGGCCAAGATTGAAGCAAGAAAAACTGTACGAAAGAAAGAAAAACGATTAGCGCAGGTACGCACCAAATTAGAAAACTACAAAAGGTCGCTTGACACTTCTAAGAGTACCTTAAAAAAATTAGAAGGAACTGAGGCAAAAGCCGAGGGTAAAATAACAACAGAAACGGCTAATTTGCCCAAGGCGTTAAGGACTGTCGCAGAAGAGAATGTCATCTTTAGGCCCAACGACGGCCCACAAACTGACTTTCTTGCCGCTTCTGAGACTGATGTTTTGTATGGTGGTGCGGCTGGTGGAGGCAAGAGCTATGCGATGTTGGTTGATCCACTTCGTTTTGCTCATCGGGCCGCGCATAGGGCTTTGATCCTGCGGCGTTCTATGCCAGAGTTACGCGAACTCATAGACAAATCTCGTGAACTCTACCCGAAAGCCTTTCCCGGTTGTAAGTACAAAGAAGTAGAAAAGCTCTGGAACTTTCCGTCTGGAGCTAAAATAGAATTTGGATTCTTGGAGAGAGATGCAGATGTATATCGCTACCAAGGACAAGCGTATAGTTGGATTGGGTTTGATGAGATTACGCACCAAGCTACAGAGTTTTCTTGGAATTACTTGGCTTCACGATTGCGTACAACAGATCCAGAGATTATACCTTATATGCGGTGTACCGCTAACCCCGGTGGTGTTGGAGCGCATTGGGTAAAGAAAAGATATATTGATCCTTCACCGCCCTACGAAAGTTTTAAGGGCGCAGACGGATTAACAAGAAAGTTTATACCGGCTAGGTTGGACGATAATCCATACTTAGCTAATGATGGTCGATACGAACAAATGCTGAAGGCGTTGCCACCTACGCAACGCAGACAGCTATTAGAAGGTGATTGGGAGGTTGCAGAAGGTGCAGCCTTCACAGAGTTTGATAGAAACCTTCATGTTATTGAGCCTTTTGAAATCCCAATGCACTGGGAAAGAATTAAAGGCATTGACTATGGATATGCTTCAGAATCAGCTTGTGTTTGGGGAGCCGTAGACAAAGACGATGGTACACTAATAATTTATAGAGAATTGTATCGTAAAGGTCTACTAGGCACTGACCTAGCTCACATAATATCTGAAATGGAGCTAAATGATCCAATGAGCGTTCCGGGCGTATTAGATACAGCGTGTTGGAACAGAACAGGGCAAACAGGCCCAACAGTCGGAGAAACACTAGTTAAGGCTGGTCATAAACTCCGAAGAGCAGATAAAAACAGGGTTGCAGGAAAGATTCAAATCCATGAATACTTGAAGACTCAGCAAAGCGGAAGGCCCAAAATACAAATATTTAATACTTGTCCTAACCTGATACGCGAACTTCAAAGTATTCCTCTGGATAAAAGTAACCCTGAAGATGTTGATACTCATGCGCCTGATCATGCGTATGATGCTTTAAGGTATTTGATCATGGCTAGACCAAGAGTAAATGATACTTATAGCCAAATTCGTCAGTTTCATAGAGAAACTGTATTTCAACCAGCAGACGGAACATTTGGATATTAATGAACAAAAAAGTTTGGCGACCGTTAAATACATACGGTATTTATTTTTTAGGAATTACGGTTGGGTGGACAATGATATATGCTCTCGTTAGCCTAACAACAATAGGATAATCATGTCAGAATTTGAAAATACTCTTGTAGAAAATGCCAACAATCTTTATTTTGAAAAAGTAGAAGATGAAGACGGCTTAGAGCTTAATGCTGATTCACAGATTAAATCTAATTTGGCTGGACTTATTGAAGCCCGTTATATTGAAGCAGAACTTGCAAGAGATGCTGATGAAAATCGTTGGATTACTGCCTATCATAACTTTCGTGGCCTATATCCTAAAAACGTAAGATTCCGCGAAAACGAAAAGTCTCGTGTATTTATTAAGGTTACAAAGACTAAGGTGCTTGCAGCCTTTGGTCAGCTTGTAGACGTTATCTTTGGAACAGGCAAGTTTCCGATTGGTGTATCGCCTACGGTACTTCCTGAAGGTATCTCTGAATATATGCACCTTAGTTCTCAGCCGACTGCTGGGATTGAAACTGCTGAAGCGCCAAAACCTCCAGAAAAACCTAAAGAAGAAAACGGTATTGGTTATAAAGGGGATGGTCGTGTACTAAAGCCCGGAGCCACGCTTAACTCTGGTAAAGGTATTTTTGAAGATTTAGAAGCTGCCGAAGAACTAACATTTGAAGAAGGCCCATCGCCCATTCCTGAAATGCTTGAAATTTCTCCTGCTAAAGAAGCAGCCAGAAATATGGAAAAGTTAATTCACGATCAGATTGATGAATCTAATGGTTCTACTGAACTTCGCAATGCTATGTTTGAATCTACTCTTTTTGGCACAGGCATTGTAAAAGGGCCATTTAATTATAACAAGACTTTGCATCGTTGGAATGATGAAGACGGAGAACGGGTTTATGATCCAATTTTTGTTAGAGTTCCTCGTATTGAGTTTGTTAGCGTCTGGGACTTTTTTCCTGATCCTAATGCTACTTCCATTGATGAGTGTGAATACATTGTTCATCGACACAAGTTAAATAAATCTCAGCTTAGGGCATTGCGTAAAATGCCATACTTTAACGAAGATGCTATTCGTGATTGTATGATGCTTGGCCCAAATTATGTTGAAAAAGACTATGAGTTTGAGTTAAAAGACGATCAGAGAATGTCTGATATGGGTTCAAGCCGCTTTGAAGTCTTAGAGTATTGGGGCTTAATGGATGCAGAATACGCCAAAGAAATTGGCATGGAGCTTCCTGAAGGAGTAGATACACTTGATGAAATACAGATTAATGCTTGGATTTGTAATGGCCTTGTACTCAGGGCTGTTGTTAATCCCTTTACGCCATACCGTATTCCATACAATGCCTTTCCATACGAAAGAAACCCATATAGTTTCTTTGGTATAGGTGTTGCCGAAAACATGAACGACAGTCAGCAGATTATGAATGGTCATGCACGAATGGCTATTGATAATCTGGCGTTAAGTGGTTCATTGGTTTTTGACGTAGACGAGACTATGCTTGTGGGTGGTCAAAGCATGGAAGTTTATCCCGGCAAAGTCTTTAGGCGTCAGTCTGGTATGCCCGGACAAGCAATACACGGGCTTAAGTTTCCGAACACATCTCAAGAAAATATGATGATGTTCGATAAATTTCGACAGCTTGCAGACGAGCAAACAGGTATTCCTAGCTATTCTCATGGTCAAACAGGCGTACAGAGCATGACTCGTACTGCATCTGGTATGTCTATGTTGTTAGGAGCCGCATCGCTTAATATTAAAACAGTTGTAAAAAATTTAGATGACTTTTTGTTAAAGCCTTTAGGCAAAGCATACTTCCAATGGAATATGCAATTTTTTGATGGTAAGTTAAAGACTGAAGGTGATCTAGAAATAAAAGCATTAGGTACAAACAGCTTGATGCAAAAAGAAGTGCGAAGTCAACGATTGACTATGTTTCTTCAAACTGCTCAAAATCCTGCTATTGCTCCGTTTGTTAAGATGTCAAAGCTTATTAGTGAACTAGCATATAGCTTGGATCTTGATCCTGATGAAATACTAAATGATCCCGAAGAAGCAGCACTAGCTGCACAGATTATAGGAATGCAAAACAATGCTGGACAAGGAAGTGGCGAACAAGTTGGCCCCATTGGTCAACAACCCGGAGCTATGGGGGCCGTTGAAGGAACACCTGAACAACCTGCGGATGTTGGAGTTACAGGCACTGGCGGTGGCAACATCGGAACAGGAAATGTTCCGCAAGCAGGGGAAGGCGAGTTCTCTGGCTAACTTGCTAACACTTCAAGAACAAGTAAATCAAAGACGAAAGGAAAAAGACGATGGCTAAAAAATTTCCAGATCTAACAGGCGACGGTGAAGTAACCTATGCAGATGTATTAGAAGGTCGTGGAGCTTTTGCTGAAGGGTCTTTGCTATCTTCTTTAGAAATGAGCCTTGAAGAAATAGACGATGAAGCAATTGTAAAATTAACAGGAAAAGACCCTAGCCCAGAAAGTAGAAAAGAAGCTTCAGAAATTTTAAAGTTTATGTCAGAAGCTGGAGAAGCTATTCTTGAATTAAACTCATCAAAAAAACCTACTACCCGAAAAGGAATTGCAGAATATAATAAAAAACAAAAAGAACTAACTAAAAAAGTTGATAAACTAAAAAAAGACTTAGGTTCGCAATTTAATTTTTTTAAATATCAAATTTTAAGAGATGCTGGAAGAGTAGAAAAAAATGAAGGTGGTGAAGTTGATAACTACATTGAACTTTTTGAACAAATGCAAATGTCTTTAGAGAAGGCAAAATCTGAAGAAGAAGAAAATATAATTCGTCAAAGATTTGAACAATCTACTAAAGGTTTTGATCAAAACATTATTATGCAAGCCTATAAAAAAATGGACGCTATGCGCGAACAAATGTTTGAAGGTGGATCTTTAATGGTTCCTCCAGAGCGTGAAGCATATGGTAAAGGCGGTGCAATTTTAGATCTTGTAGCAGCTCTTACAGGCAAGCAAACTAAAGCCGCTAAGAAAAAAATGGTAGATGAAGAAAAAGCCCTTCAAGATATATCTAAAATGATTGAAGACAATCCAAGAGTTTTAGATGAACTTACAAACGAACAATACGAAACAGTTGTTTCAAAACTTCCACAGCGCCAAGCCGCAAAGTTGGGCATGGGCGAAGAGCCTTTAACTGATATGGTTGAAATAGCTCGTGGTATGGAGCCAGCAGAAGTAGCTAAAAATCTTGAAATGTTTAATGACATTGACGAAATTTTTGAATATACCGATACCCTTGATGCTAAAGGCGCTCGACAGTTTATGCAAAATCTTTCGGACGAAGATCTTGAAATCTTTGGTGCAGATCTTCCAGATGTAGGCGCAACGCTAGGCCCAAGAGAATTAAAAGCTGAAGGTGGCGAAATTCCAGAAGATACATACAACAATCTTAGCCCAGAAGATAAAATGGAACAAGCCGAAGATATGCTTCCTGACGAAGAAATGGAAGAAGAGTATGTAGACTTTGTAGCCTCAGAAATTTTAGATCAAGAAGAACAAGATTATTTATTTAAGGCTTTGGATGACGATCCTCGGCTTGAAGAAATTTTAGATAAAGTAATTTTAAATGCAACAGAATTTGCTGGTGCTGGGGAAGTTGAAGGCCCCGGTACTGGTATATCAGATTCGATACCCGCAAGGTTATCGGATGGTGAATTTGTTTTCACCAGAAAGGCGACCGACCAACTAGGCGCAGACAATCTCCAAGAAATGATGGACGAGGCTGAACGCGCTTACGATGGCGGTCTTATGGCTATGGCAGAAGGCGGTATGCCTGTTGATGATCGTTATAGTAATCAACAACAAGACGAAGATCAAGAGGAAAAAGTAGAGGATCAAATGCTTTACGCAAGCCGAATGCCTAGTCTTATGAACCGATAAGGCTACCTAGAAAATCTAGCCCCTTATCATTTTATAACCTTGAGGCCACCTTGTAGTATCAAGACCCTGTATTAAATAGCGCATTAATACAGCCACCTTGAAAGACAACAAGCCCCAGAAAGGAGAAGTGACATGAGCGAAGAACCGCAAGCGAATCCGTACAATCAAAAAAAGGCTTGGCACACACCAGATGGGCCACCTATGCAAAGTGCAGATTCATTGTTTTTTGAAGAAGAACAAGAGGCTACTTCCGAAGAAGATGGAACCCCTCAAAAACAAACTTCTTCTCGTACCAATTATAAAAAGAGATATGACGATCTAAAAAAACATTACGATCAGAAAATTTCAGAGTTTAAACAGCGTGAAGAAGAACTAGAAGCTATGGCACGATCTGCACGACCGCAGTATCGACCACCAAAAAGCATCGAAGATCTTGAACGCTTTAAACACGATTATCCTGATCTATATGACACTGTTGAAACAGTTGCTCATATGCGTAGTGAAGAGCAAATGAATGCCCTTCAACAAAAACTTTCAGTTATTGAAAGACGCGAAGCAGAAATGGCTAAGCGTGATGCTGAGGTTAAACTACGAGAGCGACACCCTGATTTTGAAGATATTAGGGGTGATGACAGGTTTCATGAATGGGCTAAAGTTCAACCAGAAGAAATTCAACGTTGGATTTATAAAAACCCAGACAATGTTACATTAGCTAGTCGTGCTATCGACCTTTATAAAATGGAAAACAATATTGCAATTAATTCTTCAACGCGCAGGTCACAACCTTCAAAGTCCAATGCGGCTGATATGGTATCGACAAAGACTACCGGCGTTGAACCAAAGTCAGCCAAAATATGGACGCAACGGGAAATTGCTGCCCTGTCCTTGGATGACTATGACAAATACGAACAAGAAATTGATCTAGCCATCCGCGAGGGACGAGTAGCAAGATAATAACTTGTCTTTTAGGAGTAAATTAAAATGGCTTATAACGTAAGTGATCAATATTTTGAGCCAGCAACTGATACCAATGCAAACTTTGCAAACTCGGTTGCGGGTCAAAACAATTCATTCTTCCTGCCTGCTGTCTACAGTAAGAAGGTTCTTAACTTCTTCCGTAAGGCATCAGTCTGTGAAGCTGTAACTAACACTGACTATGCTGGCGAGATTGCGGCATTTGGTGATAGCGTAAACATCATCAAAGAGCCGGTAATCACCGTCTATCAGTACGAGCGTGGTGCAGACGTAACCTCAACTAAGCTGACCGACCAAGAGCTTACTCTTGTTGTTGATCGTGCAAACGCATTTAAGTTTATTGTCGATGACATTGAAACCAAAATGTCGCACGTAAACTTCAAGGAAGTGGCATCTTCTTCAGCGGCTTATGCGTTGCGTGATGCTTTTGATGAGGGTGTATTTGCAATCATGCAGGCTGGTTTGTCTGCTTCTGCGCCCGACCACACGCTTGGTGCTGACTCAGCGACCGATTTGGGTGCTGGTGTATACGATGGCGCTGGTGCTATTGACGTAGGCATTACTGGCGAGACTGATCCTCTGGACGTTCTTGCTCGTATGGCTCGTTTGTTGGATGATCAGAACGTACCCGAAGAGGGTCGCTGGGTTGTAGCATCTCCTGACTTCTATGAGCAACTCTCTCAGAGCGGTTCTAAGCTGTTGTCAGTAGACTTCAACGCAGGCCAAGGCTCTATTCGTAACGGTCTTGTAAGTTCTGGCAAGTTGCGTGGATTCTCCATGTACAAGTCAAACAATATGCCTGCTACGACCAATGCAACTGGCTTTATGCTGGCTGGTCACATGAGTGCTGTTGCAACCGCACAATCCATCACTAGCACAGAGGTCATTCGTGATCCTTCTAGCTTTGGTGACATTGTTCGCGGCTTGCACGTTTGGGGAGCTAAGGTTCTCCGTAACGAAGCCCTCATTGGTGCTTACTACAACATCGACTAAGATGTTTTGGAGGGAGGGTGAAATACCCCTCCCTTTATTTTAAAGGACTAAGATATGCCATTGATTTCAACTCCAAATAAACCTATCAGTATGAAGCTAACTGAGAATAAGCGTGGACGTTATCGCCATGTAGACCAAAAAAAGTTTGCTGAAAATTACGATAAGATTTTTGGAAAAAAAGACAAAGGAGAAAAAAATGGACAATAAAAAGCGAATGAACTACAGGATGGGTAAAAAAGTTCGTTCTACTTATATGGGCGGTGGATACGGTTCAAATCGAAACATGATGGCTAAGGGCGGCATGGCCCATGACTATAACAATATTATGGAAATGGAAGCCAAACAAATGTCTCCAGACCATAATGAGTCAATGAAGCAAAAATGAAAGTAAAAGCCCCCGAAGGCTATCATTGGATGAAGAGCGGTAAAAGCTTTAAGCTAATGAAAGATCCTAAAGACGGTTACAAAGCCCACAAAGGAGCTTCTAAAGCCGTAGACTTTCCAATCCAAAAGGTTCATAAAAAATAATGGCAACAACATACTTACAGTTGACAAACGAACTTTTGCGTGAAATGAATGAAGTCCCGCTAACTACTAGTAATTTTTCTAGTGCTATTGGTATTCAAGCACACGCCAAAGATTGTATAAACAGAGCATACCTTGACATTGTTCTAGAAGAACCGCAATGGCCTTTTTTGTCAGTAGCCGACAGTGGGACTACAGACCCTATGTATGGTAATGTCTATGTTGAAACTGTTGCTAATACTCGTTGGTATGAGCTAAAGCCTGCCAGCGACTCTATAAAAGACGATTATGGCGCAATAGATTGGGATAATTTTTATTTAACTACTGTTGGTGTTACAAGCGAAGTAGCCCCCTATGTTGCTAAAAATCTTAAATTTACAACCATTGAAGAATGGAAAGATTTTTATAGGGCCAGAGAAAACGCAGACGATGCTGAAAATGCAAACGGCGGCGAACCTAAGCGCGTTATTCGCAGTCCTGATGGGCGTATGTTTGGACTAAGCCCAATTCCAGACAAAGTATACCGTGTTTGGTTTTATGCGTATAACCAGCCTACACAGCTTTCAGATTTTTCAGACGAAATTGTTTTTCCAGATGTCTATAAAACCGTACTTTTAGCAAGAGCTAGATATTTTGTTCATCAATTTAAAGAAGCTGTTCAACCAGCGGCTTTAGCTCTTGAAGAATATCGTCGTGGCTTGCGACTTATGAAATCTAATTTAATGGTTCCAGAGCCTTTCTATATAAAAGATGATCGCAGGAGATTTGTTTAATGTCTCAGGCGTTTGGTTTTTCATGTAGAGGTGGTTTAAATACAAATCTTAACTCTTTGGAAATCTTAGGTCAACCCGGATTTGCAACAATATTAAATAATTTTGAAGTAGATCCTGATGGTGGTTATCGGCGTATTAATGGCTTTACGGCCTTTGGTGGTGATTCAGCTACCCGACCGAATAGCGGAAATAGAATTTTAGGTACTTATCCATATGCAGACGGTATTGTAGTTTGTTCGGGTACAGGAATATTTTTTAGTAATGATGGGATTACATGGCTACAAATTAATCGTAGTGCTGTAGCAACAGGCGGCGATAATTATACAGCCTTTACTGGTCGTTCATTACTAACAAGAACCAATCAAGGCCAATGCCAATTTGCAATATTTGAAGGTGCTACATATAACTATGGGCAGCTAATTATTGCTGATGGATCCAATAGGCCTTATGTTTTTCGGATGGAGGGTACTGGCGCATTAAACACCCGTACTTTTTTTGCAAATGAAATTACAGTATCTGGTACAAATGGTGTAAAATATATTACGGTACATGACCACCATTTAATTGCAGCAGGCGTAGCAGGAAGTTTAAGTACCGTTTATTATAGTGTTAATAATGATCCTACTAATTTTACTGGTACTGGTTCAGGTGCAATAACTATATCAGATCAAATACAAGGTATTAAAGGCTTTAGAACAGACTTAATTGTATTTGCAAGAAATAGTATACATAAACTTATAAATATAAATGATACTCAAACTGTTCGTATTGATCCTATTGCAGAAAACGTAGGCTGTCTTAGTGGATATAGCATTCAAGAAATTGGAGGTGATCTAGTATTTCTAGCGCCTGATGGTATTCGTACTGTTGCAGGTACAGCGCGAATTGGCGATACAGAATTAAGTTCTATTTCAAGGCAAATACAAAACATTATTTCTAACATTGCAGTTAATATAAATTCATTTGTTATAGACAGTTGCGTACTTAGATCAAAATCACAATATAGGTTATTTTATGCAGAAGCTGATCAAGCGGCTTCAAACTCAAAAGGTATTATAGGTACTTTTACTGGTCAAGGTTTTGAATGGTCTGAAACAGAAGGTATACAGGCTTTTGGTTTAAGTTCAGAAATTGATTATACTGGTTTAGAAAAAAAATATCACGGCGATAAAAATGGCTATGTGTATAATCATGATACCGGAACAAGTTTTATTTATGATGGCGTAGAAAATAATATTCTTGCGACATACGAAACAGCCGATTTAGACTGCGGCGATATTGGAACACGAAAAACTTTTAAATATCTTAGAACTTCTTTTTCGCCTGAAGGCGAGGTGTCACCAACTTTAAGGCTAAGATATGATTATAAGTCTACAGAAATTGTTCAGCCTAATGATTATGAATTAACGACAATTCCTGTACCGGCTATTTTTGGAACATCTATATTTGGAAGCACGACATTTGGTGGCACAAACGATCCAATGATTAGACAAACAGTAGAAGGAAGTGCAAACACAGTCAGTTTAAGAATAAGAACAAATGATAAACAAAGTTCTTTTGCTGTTAATGGTTTTTATATAGATTATATGCCATCAGGTAGGAGATAATAATGGCCCAAGCTTATACACGACAAAGTACATTTTCAGATGGCGATACAATTACTGCCGCGTTATTTAATGATGAATATAATCAGTTAGTCAACGCATTTAATTATTCTAGTAGCAGTTCAACTTCTACTGGACACCGACACGATGGAACAGCCGGACAAGGCGGTAATATTCCGCAAATTGGTGATTTAGACTTTTTAAATAAAATTGTAGTAGATAGTACCAACAATCGTTGGGGCTTTTTTGTAGAAGTTTCTAGTGCCGCTGTAGAACAAATTCGTATTCAAGATGGTGCTATTGTACCCGTAACTGATAACGACATTGATCTTGGTACTAGTTCATTAGAGTTTAAAGATCTTTATTTAGACGGTACAGCAACTATTGACACATTGACGGTTGATGGGGCCGCTACGGTTGGAACAACTCTTGGCGTAACAGGCGCTACAACGCTCTCTAGCACTTTAGGAGTTACGGGAGCTACGACCCTATCCAGTACCCTTGGTGTCACTGGAGCAACCACATTAAGCTCTACGTTGGCTGTAACAGGCACTTCTACACTAACAGGGAATGTAACAGCAACTAATGACTTGAGTATTGGTGGTAATCTAACTGTTACGGGCAATGCTACAATCTCTGGTAATCTTACATTTGGAGATGCAGACACAGACACCATTACAATTGGTGCAGATGTAGCTTCGCATATTGTTCCAGATGTTGATGATACTTATGATCTAGGAAGTTCTACAAAAGAGTGGCGAAACCTTTATATTGATGGTACAGCCAACATTGATAGCCTTGTAGCTGATACTGCCGACATTAATGCAGGCACAATTGATAATACAACTATTGGAGCTACAACAGCCTCTACAGGTAATTTCTCTACGCTGTCTATTGGTGGAACTGCAATTACCTCTACGGCTACTG